TTATGTTTCTCTTTTTTGTAATTGTTCTTGCAGACGTTGTTTGGTCTTACGGTATCTCGCAAGGGCGGCTTCCATCTCTTCGATCTCATCGGGAGTGTACTTGTCTGGTCCACCAAAGAAAGAAAGGCTATCTTCTTGAGATGCCAAAGGTAAGGTGTCATCGGTTAACCCCAAAAGATAATCTGAAGTAACCTGAAATAGATTACAAAATAACACCATCTCGCTATCCTCAACAGGTCTCTTTCCAGCTTCAATTCGTGAAAGCACACTGTTGTTGATTCCTATACGTTGAGCAAGATCAAGTTGAGTCATCCCTCGAGTCTCTCTTTGTTTTCTAATTCGATCTCCAGCTAAAGACACTTCTTCACCACCTCATCCTAGTCCTCATAGATAGATCATAACACTTCTCTAAAATAGAAAACAAATATTATTGCTAAAACAACAAAATTGTGTTGATTATAATGTTATTGATGTTTAATATGTTAATATATTTGCTGAAATAGAAAATAAAAAATTTATAAATTTAGATTTTAGTTAATTCTTCTTTATATTTTTGATTTATTGCTATTACAGCAAAATAAGATATCTTCTTGATTTTATAACTACTTAACTTACGGAGGAATATTTATGATTGGACAAAGAAACCACCTTACAGATAACGAAGAGCTCACAACTTTAGATAAGTTGAACATGAGAGATGCTCTCAATCAATATATGAAAAACAAACGGATGATCGATCAATTATCTAAACAAGCCACACTTACTCCACGGCAGACAGAGATTCTAGAGCTAGAGAAATGGAGCATAGAGAATATCGATATGGCGTTCCAAATGATTGAGGATGAAGAAGTGAAGCGGATCATAGAGCACCGTTATATCAAATTAGGTCGTCATAAGGATGCGGTGATGTATTACCGAAGTATTATGAGCGAAAGAACGATAGATCGCCGAATTAATGCTGGGATTGAGAGCATGGCGAGGACCTTAAAGTTATGGGGAGTACTTTAGCATAGACGGGATCGTGACGGTGTAATGACAGAGTTATGGCAGAAGCTGGGAGATATATTAGACACAGGTAGAAGATACCTGGTTCCATTGTTCCTTGACAAAGCTGCTAGTGTTAAGAGCCATATAGGTCGTGTGAAAAGCCGAAACGGCGAAGTAGACGGGAAAGTAGGTGCGGTATCCGTAAGTTACGCGGAGGTTCAGATGCCTTGTTCCGAAAAGCGACCCTTCAGAAGTGAGGTGATGATCAGCACTATGGAGGATGAATCAGTCTGGTGGATATACATCAAACGAATTCAATCCATTAACTGCGAAAGGTGGGGGTTACAATCATCCCATTACAACAAATCTGTTCTACGGTCATTCAAGGACTAGAAGAGCATACGGGTCTTCTGGTCTATGAAATGGATGACAGCAAAGATCTGAGCCAAACGCTGTGTCTAGGCTATCGATTCTCAACAAACATCGTCAAAGGACGCGGGTTCCCCATCTTAATTCAAGAAGGCGATATACAAAGACAGTTTGACACGATTGGCATGACATTATCTATTTTCTCATTCGCTAAGAATGAAATGGCAAGGTTAGAGAACAGCTTGAAAGTGCGTGAATGGTTCGATTTTCAAGGAAGGTTGAAGCTGAAAGAAGCCGTTAATGTCGTTGTAGTTGATATTGGACAGAACAAGGATATAGAGAACAATCTAGTAAGTTATGAGACCTCAGCCGTAAGAGTAGATGTTGTACTTCGGACCGTCGATATTACGGAACATGCAGTGAATACGATTGAACAAGCAAATTTAAAAGGAGCTGGACATATTGGCACAACCTAAAGATGTGAACGTCATTATTGATATCAAACGACCTACCCCTGTAGTAGGCTTTGGAAAACCTTTAATTATTGGAAGCGGTGCTGCTGCTAAGGCCTACACTTCTTATTCTAATTTGGAAGAAGTAGAACGTGATTTTGCAAAAAATACGGAAGTGTACAAAGCAGCAACGGCTATTTTTATTCAAGAACATCGTCCTTCTGAAGTAGCCGTCATGATTAAGAAAACCGATGATCCTTGGGAAGCTTTCTTGGCTAGCGTATTTGATAAAGACTTTTACTTCCTGATCTCAACCAGCAGTACTTTAGCTAATATTCAAGCTATAGCTGATGCTGTAGAAGCTAATGATTCTCGTCAGTTTTTTGCGAGTTCTAGTAGTCTAGTAGATGTAGCTACACTTAAGGCGAAGAAATATAAAAATACAACGGTCTTCTACCATACCCATGTAGATAATTATCCAGAAGCGGCGCTTGTTGGTGAAGCCGGATCCAAACCCGTGGGCAGTATTACTTGGAAAGGCCAGCGCCTAACTGGTGTACTTCCTTTGGATCTCACTGCAAATGAAGTAAAGGCCATTGAAAATGCAGGAGCGCTTACTTATGTGAACAAAGCAGGAGATGCTGTAACTTCCGAGGGGAAAACACTCAGCGGCGAATGGGTTGATGTCGTTCATGCCAAACATTACACCATCCATAGCATTGAATATGAAGTGCAGAAATTGTTCAACAATGCGCGCAATCAGAAGATTGGATATGACAATACGGGCATTGCCCAAATTGAAGGGGCCGTACGAAATGTGCTTCAGCGCTGTCTACTTCAAGGCGTAATTGCTCGCGGTGAAGATGGTAGCGGTCTATATAGTACACAGTTCATTACTAGAGAACAAATTACAGCAATCGATCGAGCATCCCGTGAGTATAACGGTGGCAGCTTTGAATTTGAATTATCCGGGGCTATCCATGAGACTACAATTCGTGGACTAGTTACTTACTAAAGGAGGAATAGGGACTATGAAAGGAACTACTTACGATCCGAAGGATCTTACAGTTACGGTAAAAGGCATTTATTTAACAGGATTTTCAGAGAGTATGGCGGAATTTGAAAAGGATGAAGAGAACTGGACCGCTAAGGTAGGAGCTCAAGGGGATGTGGCCCGTTCCAAGGTGAACAATCCACTAGCCACCCTGAAAATCACTTTACTTTCAACCAGTCCTCAAGTGGCACTCTTAGATAAAATTGCAACGTCCGGTGAACTGGTGCCGATTTCTGTAATTTTCAATGGTTCTCCCAAGGAGACCTTAACGATTACGGAAGCTTATCTGAAGAAACCCGCAACCCGTACCTATAGTAAAGAGATTGAAGACAGGGAATATGAGTTCCAATGTCTAGATGCAGAAATGAACTAAATTTTAATATAGAGAGGAAGAACAACCATGCCAAATTTTAAACAAAAAGAATATATTTCTACCTCTGGAGCTGTGTATACATTTCAGCATCCAGGTGTGCGTACCGTCTCCAAAATTAATGATGGAGCCAAAAATAAACATGGCATTGTCTCAGAGGAACGGCTGTCCGAAGAAATTCTAAAGCATGTCATTGTTCAGCCCAAAATGAACATTGATGATTTCACCGATTATAAAGAATATAGTGAAATTATTAATGCGGCCTATACCTTCATTACGGGGATGGAAGGTGAACAATCTGATCTCCAAAGTGGAAGCGGAGAATAGAGCTAGAGAACGCTGGTCGCAGTGGCGGCTGTTACTATCCGATATGAATATCACTTATACGGACTTAATGATTATGGACGATGAAGATATTGCGGAGGCTAATGCGGCACTGGATCTATACCAAAAATTAATGGATAAGCAGACTAAGAAGAGTTAAGAACGCCTAAAAGGCGTTCTTTTCTGCATAGAAAGGAGGAGAACGATGAGTAACGCAGATCCTCTTGAAGAGGCCCAAGCTAACTTAGCAGAGTTCCAGAAGAGTATAACTGCCGTAGCTAAAACGGGGATCCAAGCTGCTAAAGACCTGGCATTAGCATCATTCAAAGCCGCGTCGAACTTCGAGGGTGCGATGTCCTCCATTCAGATGGCTACAGGGCAGACAAATCAACAGATGGAGGCTACTAAAGATGTGGCAAAGCATTTATATAGTCAGAATTTCGGAAGCGACTGGAAGGACTTAGGCGCTACGATTGTTGAGACAAGTCAGCTTACTGGACTTCAAGGTAAGGCGCTAGAAGAGACAACGAAGAAGGCCTTGCTACTTAAAGATGCTTATGGCATAGGTGTCAAGGATTCAATTCAAACGGCATCTTCGTTAGTAGATCAATTCGGAATCTCAAGTGATCAAGCGATGTCGTTATTAGCTCAGGGTAAAGAGAAAGGCTTGGACATTTCTGGAGATATGCTGAATTCAACCAGCAAGTATTCCGAATCTTTTAAGAAGCTAGGCTTCAATGCCAATCAGATGTTCAATACGATGGCGGCGGGCGGGCTACGCGGTAAGGTGAGTATGGACAAGATTGGAAGTGCGGTGAAGGAATTTGGCACGCTATCCAAGGGTGGAAGTGCGGGAGCCAAAAAGGCATTCCAGACGTTAGGTCTAGATGCAGCTAAAATGACAAGTACCTTCAAAGCAGGGGGACCTGAGGCGCAGAAGGCTTTTACTAACGTAATGAAGTTGATCGGTAATATCAAAGATCCCTTAACCCGCAATGCTGTTGGGGTGAGTCTAATGGGGAATTCGTTTCAAGATCTTGAACTAAAAGCGGTTAAAGCGATGGGTTCAGCTCAGAATCAATTCGATATGACCAAAGATAAGATGACAGCACTCAATCAAACCAAGATCAACTCTCCCGCAGAGGCTCTGAGTTCTATTTCACGGCAAGTGGAGACCGGTTTGCTTATTCCTTTAGGTGAGAAGATGTTACCTTATCTGATTCAGTTCGCAGATTGGATGCGCAGCATCACCCCTGAAATTCAGAGTGTAGGCAGCGCCCTTGGAGAAGGTCTAGGTTCCGCACTAAGTATCATTGGGGAGTCAATTAGCTTCTTGTTTACCCATCTTGATTTGGTAGTATCGATGATCATAGGTCTAGGTAGCTCCATCTTGATCTATATGATTCCAGCTATAACAGCTTGGATCGTTGCGACATGGCCGGCCATTGCCGCAGGTTTTGCAACAGTAGCAGCGTGGTTACCTATTATTGGATTGGGTCTTCTTATTGGAGCGGCAATCTATGGTCTGGTCAAAGTTATACAGAACTGGGGAGCGATAAGTGACTGGCTGGTTGTTAAGTGGAATGCTTGTTGGTTATGGATAACGAATCTTTTTAATTCGATGCTTCAGTTTTTTGTAACCTGGGGTACGTTCTTACTTCCTTATATCACAGCACCGATCATCACCGTGGTGGACAGTGTCACAGGTTTTTGGAATAGCATGTATGAAGCTACGAAAAGAATTTGGGAGTCCATTGCGAACTCTGTTAAAGTGGCAGGATCGACTTTCCTTGGTTATATCACGGATGTAGCAACAACGATTGCTAACACCTATTCGAATCTCTGGCTTGGCATATCGTTGGGAGTCTCTGGTATGTGGGACAACATCAAAGGCTTTTTTGTAAGTGGTGTTAATTGGGTCATTAACAAATTGAATGACATGATTACCAAACTCAATGAGGCTATGAATGTCGAACTGCCGGGCGTAGGAAAAATAGGAGTTACCATTCCTAGCATTCCCACGATTCCGACCAAATCGGATAAGCCAACAGCTAAGCCCAATGTGAAACCTTTTGTTACACGTCCGATTTTCGTTCCGCCACATTCCAACCGTGCTGTGGATGGAAGTTATGCGAAGGGGCTGGATTATGTACCTTTTAATGGCTTCATTGCAGAGCTTCACCAAGGTGAGCGCGTATTGACCGCAGAAGAGAATAAGACCTATTCAGCCTCATCGCCTGAATCGGCCCCCGTCAGACGCTGGGGCAGCACAAATGCGAACAAGATGGAGGTAAATCTTAAGGTAGATGTGCAGGGTTCTTCGATGAATCAAGCACAGAACGCAGACTTCTTACTCCAAATGAAGCAGCTTATGCAGTCTGTATTTGAAGAAACGATACGGCGTGGTGGAATGGAGGGAACAGCTAGCTAATGGCGACCATCAACGGTAGGTATGTAACCATAGAAAAAGAAGATCTGGGATTTGATGTAGATATCACCCAGCAACCTGTGGAGCGAGAGATCGATGTTAGCGATCATGTGCAGTGTAAAGCTAGAACACTATCGCTTAGTGGTCTAGTTACAGGGGATCAGGCGGCAGAGATTCATCGTTACTTAATTGAGACGAATGATAAAGGAAAAATCGTTCAATATACGGGACGTTCTACCTTTAGGGGGCTCATGTCTGGTTTCTCCTCAAGTCGAGACTATAATATTGCCAATGGATTCACCTTTTCGATGACGTTAACCGAGGTTCATTTTGGTAATGCTTCTTATGTAGTGAATCTACCTACTCCTGTGAAAGTTCAGGCCGCGCCCGTGGTGAATAGTGGTGTGAAGCAGACGAAAGAGAATAAGAATAACCCGGCATCTACACCAAAGAAAACCAGTACTTCGGCAGCAAAAGGGAAGTGAATCTGTACAAACGCATGTATAGGTAGCGTGCAGCATAGTTGAAAACATAGCTGGTGGACCCATGAGGAGGAGGAAGATGGAATACATCGAGATTGAAAAAGAATTAATCCCCTATCGCTTTGATATGAGTCTAGGCGATGAAATGTTCACATTTGAGGTGGGATATAATCCAGATTATGATTTCTTTACGGTGGATCTGGAGAAGAACGGAGAGTTACTTACGCAGGGAGAAAAACTTGTGTATGGAAAGCCGCTGTTTAGCGAGGTGACAGACGGTCGGTTTCCGAGCATCCCGATTATCCCTTATGATGAGTCGAGTCGTACCGATACAGTGACTTGGGACACGCTATCTGAGCGTGTTTTTTTATATTTGAGTCCAGTAGAGGGGGGACAAGATGAACATTAATTTTGGACGGATCTGTGAAGTGATGACGGGAAATCTGAAGTTCACGATGCAAGATTTTAATATGGAAGCCACCATTCCTTTTGATCATGATCCTCTTCCTAATGAATCCGAGATCAAGATCTGGAATCTCTCAGATGTCACTGTGAACAAGCTCAAGACCGGGCAAGTTCTTACGATGAATGCAGGATATCAAGGAGATACAGGGCTCGTGCTGCAAGGGAATATTTCCAAAGTGCAGACGAGCTGGAGCGGAGTGGACAAGATCACTACCATTAAAGTGCTAGATAGCGAAAATCTAGACAAGCGGGAAGTCAAAGATATGGCGTTCGCCAAAAATACATTTGGAGGCTCTATCATCAAGCAGATGGCAGGGTATATCGGTCTGCCTATTGCACAGTTTGATCTAGTAAAAAATTATCAGTATAAGGAAGGGTACACCGCAACAGGTAAGGTCACGGAGATCATTGCCAAGGTTGCGAAAGACTGTGATACCGAGGTGTACATTAACAAAGGTAAGCTGTATGTACGGAATTTGAAGAAGGGGAAGGACTCCGTATTCAAGCTGGATAAAAGTAAGGGCATGATAGGCTCCCCTGAACGATTTGAAGATGAGGGAAGTAAGGGATATAACCTAAAATCTCAGTTGCAGTACCGAATTACAACCGCCTCCGTCATAGATTTGAGCAGCCAACTATTCACAGGAAGACTCTATGTTCGCTCGGGCTCCCATCATATCAGCCGTACAGGCGATTTCACGACAGAAGTGGAGGCAATTCTATGACACCCAAAGTAGATCCGGCATCTACACTTTATAACCTTTTGGCACGTTATCTGGATGATCGGATTACAGCGCTTCGAGTCGGACTTCCTTGCAAAGTCATTGCCTTTGATACGGATAGCGCTACAGCAGATATTCAGCCTTTGACTCGAACATCCAAGACTGATCCCGCCATGCTTCACAGCGTTCCGGTGTTATCTCAGCGCTACCATGTTCATGGGGGAGATCCGCAGGTGTATACGCCGGTTCTTTATCCAGGAGATGTGGTGTTCGCGGTGTGTGCAGATCGGGAACTGCAAAATGTAAAGTCAGGCAACGTAGCATCGCCAGATACGAATCGGTCCCATAGTGTAAATGATGCGGTTATCGTGGGGGTGTTCGGATGGAATCTTTAAGACTCGATGACCATGGCGATATCCAATTCGAACTTATTGAAGGGATAGAAGAACTAACGCAGAGTTGTCGATTGATACTAAGTACAAATACCGGGGAGTGGTTCCTTAATCCTACGCTGGGGATTGCCTTCGATAAGTTCATGGGAAAGCAAGTACACGAAGCCGAGATGAGATCTGAACTTACTCGTGGACTGTTACAGGAATCGAGAATTCAATCGGTAGACGATATCCAATTTAGTGCAGATGAGAAGTCGCGCACGTTACGGGTTAGCTTTCAGGCTACAGGATATAACAATGAAATCATCGCAGCGGAGGAGGTGAAGATCAATGCTAGATAAGACGGGCTTTAAGCGTAAACGTTATGAAGATGTATTGCTAGATATGGAGGATAAGGCTAAGGAAAGTTATGGGGAGAAGATCAATACTACGGAGCGATCTCCATTGGGCATTCTTTTGCGAATCTTCGCATGGTTCTTATCCAAGGCATGGAATACGGCCGAAGACGTATATAACAGCGGATATATCTCTACGGCGACAGGGGCAAATCTCGATCGATTGGGTCCTTATGTAGGGATTAGCCGCATAGTAGAGCAATCTGCAACGGGTGAAGTTACGATTACGGGTAAGGTGGGTCATACCGAAGCTGCAGGGTTTCGCGTAGGAACCTCGGCGGGTCTATATTTTGAGACTGTAGCGGACTTCGTAATTGGAGCAAGTAGCACGGTGACCGTGAAGGTCAAGGCCATTGAGCCGGGGCAAAGTTCGAATGCTGCTGCGGGAATGGTGACCGTCATTGCAAATCCTAATCCTGATGTAACTAGCGTGACCAACAGTCATGCCATAACCGGGGGACGAGAAAAGGAAACAGATCCTGAATTCCGTTCGCGTTATCAACTATCTGTAGCTGGTGGCGGTGCTGCTTCCGTTGATGCCATTCGCGGCGCCTTGCTTCGCTTAGACCATGTTCGAGCGGCAGCTGTGATCGAGAATAATACGATGCAGGTCGACGTAGCGGGGCGACCTCCCAAATCCTTTGAGGTGTATGTGCTGGGTGGAGATGAGCAGGAGATCGCAGAAACGATTTTTAAAACCAAGTCTGGTGGGATTGAGACGTATGGGAAGATTATGAATACAGTTAAAGACGTTGCAGGTTATGACCATATAATTAAATTTAGTCATGCGGAAGAAATCGGGATACAGGTCCGTATCGACGTTACCACAAATGAACGCTACCCCGCAGACGGAGATGAACAAATTAAGAATGCCATCATTCGCTACGTGGGTGGGGAAGATGCGGCAGGCAGCTATTATAATGGCCTGATTATGGGAGCTTCAGTAGTGTATACCCGTCTAATTAGCGCGGTTTACGCTGTGGAAGGCGTAGAAGATGTTACGCTCACTGTAGGCAAGGGAATCGATAGCTTAAAAAATATGAATGTGGCTATCCAACCATTCCAAGTCGCCCAGACCAAGAGTTCCCGCATCGAGGTGAACAGCCATGTATAGTGCGAAAGATATGCTGAGTCGTCTGGCAGATGTGTTCACGAAGGAGCCTAACAGTAACCTTGGACGTCTGATTCGAATCGTACACGAGCAATTGGAACAAGTGGAGGTAGGTTTGGATACGGTTCGTCAATGGAGAAGTATTCACACGGCCCAAGGGGTTACCCTAGATAACATCGGGCAAAATGTAGCCCAGCCTCGGGGTGCTGCAACGGATGAAATATACCGAGTGTTGATTCAGTCAAAGATTGCTCGTAATTTATCCAAGACAGATATCAATACCATTATTCAAGTGTTGGCTTTGGCACTGAATTGCGACATGCAGGACATACGTATCGACGAAAAATACAGCGATAGTGCAGCACCTGAACCTGCCGCTATATCGTTAATTCGTGTGCCTATCAAACGTCTGAATGAGGTGGGTATGTCTCCGATGCAGTTCGGGCAGATCATTCAGCGCACCGTAGCCGCAGGCGTGCGGGTGGCTATGGTAGAGCTGGCAGGAACGTTCCAATTATCGTCGCAAGATTCTGGGTTAGAAGCTGGTGTAACAGGATTATCAGATATAGCGATGAACAAGGGTGGAAGCTTAGGCGAAGTCTATGTGCCGGGCTATGACTATGGTCTACCATTATAAGGAGGGATAGCATGTCATTTAATGAGAAATTGCCGACATGGGAAGCAACAGGCGTTGAACCGCCGGATACGAAGAAAAGCAGCGGCTGGCAGGCGGAGGATAAGCCTCCTGCCGCATGGTGGAACTGGCTTCAAAATAGGACTTATAAATCGATAAAAGAACTTCAGACCAAATCTGCTGAAAAAGATTGGGTCACGGAGCAGATTAATGGAGTTAGTATTCCAGATGCGTCGCTCAGCGTTAAAGGTAAAACAGCGCTGAGTAGCTTAACGAATAGTATAGATGAGACAAAGGCAGCAACGCCTAAAGCGGTTAAGACGGTGGCGGATTCCGTAGCGGCGCATTTGGCGGATTACACGTTGCAAGTCCCATATGCGGTTGCTACTGGTACAGCAAATACCTACGCTATAACGCTACCTATTGCGTCTTTGGTTACGGGCATGGCGGTAACCGTTAAATTAAACGTGGATAGCACGGGAGCCGCAACGCTTAACTGGAGTGGTAAAGGCGCTAAGGGAATCAAAAAAGCTAACGGTACAGATGCGACAAACTTAAAGGCTAACGGAGTCTATACGCTACGCTACGATGGCACGGCTTTTATCTTACAGGGTGAAGGGGGTGGTGGAACTGTACAGGCCGACCAAGTAGAGAGTGGATACACATTTACAAATGATTACGGAGAACAGATTGGAAAGCTAGATAAACAAGCGTTCATAGATGCGCTGATTTCGAGAGGGATATCTGCATCAATTAATGATGCATGGAGCTCTCTTCCCGACAAAATCAAGCAGCTTTTCGGGGTAGGCTCCAACATTGATGTTAATCGAGTTATTCCGCCAGTTATTTTACCTACAGGTGGCAAATCGCAAACTAATCCCTCATTTAACTCAATATATTACTACACTACTGAAGGAGGATATGGTGACTCATTATATCGAAAGTACGATTTAAACGGGAAATATCTTGGGTCTTTCGGTTTGAGTGGATTGAACGATTCAGATTATCATTGGAGAGGACCAGTATATCCAGTCCCTTTTACGGCTGGATTTTATTATATCACCAGTAATTCTTACGATGGCGATATTAGATATGGATACAACTCTGGTCCAAATAATACTATGGTATATGGTTCACTTATGTTTGCGCAGTCAGGAGAACAGAATTCAGCAGGGGGGAACTTTGGGATTCTAGGTGTTGCTCAGGATGGTTCCTTGTATTGTTACGGAAGAGATGGTATGTACAAAAAAAAGGTTGGTTCAACAACGCTAATCTGGTCTACTACCAGAAACAATGCTGGCTATAGACTGTTTTGGCCGATTGAAAATAACTTGGTTGTATATATAAATTTCTCTAGTAGTTATATCAATATTCTAAATAATTCTGGGATTTTAGTGTCATACATGAGTATGAGAGAAGATGGAGCTTCAAATTCAAGCACTCCACAAACAAGTTTTTATGATTATGAAGCTAACGAGCTTTATATCGTTCTTGGATACAACGGAGATAGTTTGACCGCAAGAGAACGAAATAGTATAAAAAAATATAAAATTAATACTTTCAATTCTTCAATTGCTCTTGTTGCCACATATGATTTAAGTACCTTTTTTTCTACAAGTGGAAAATCAGCCTCTTACTTTAAATTTGGAGCAACATTTGAAAATGAATTAATATTTACAGTTGGCGCAACGGCTTACTCTACTCCAGAGGCCTATTCCATAAATAAAGCACTTACTTCTTTTCCGGTAAAGCATACCTATTTAACAGATAATTTTGACTTAATCTACCGCTGCGTTTCTACAGATATGGGAAGGCGATATCTAATTGATCAAGGGATTCTGAATAAGAGTTTAAAATACACCATTATTTAAGAAGGAGGCATTTGTATGAAATATCTAAAACTGTTGAACTTTAAGAGTGAAGTCGGGGATTACGTAACATATCATTATATGGGCCTAGACATGAATAAATTTGCAGGTTCTTTTATTTTAAATGAGGATGAAGAAAGTATATGTTATGTGGCTTATGATGACCCGCTACCTAACAGAGTTTTCCCCGAAGGAGTTGAAATAATCTCCGAAGAGACATTTAATGCTAAAAACCAAACCTATATTAATAACTTAGAAAGAGATCGAATTAACTATGAGATTAAGGTAATCAATCTTGAAGAATTAATAAAAACTCAAAGCGTAGATATAGCCCAGTTGATTATGCAGTATGCAGAATTAGATGCAGACAAACAGAAATTAATTGAGGAGATGGTCTAAATGAATTGGTTTAAGACTGTGAAAAGATATTTTGATATGGGGATATATACGACAGATGAGACTAGCTCATTATATGTTGGTAAATTCGTTTCGACTGGGAAGATTACAGCGGAGCAATATAAGGAAATTACCTCAGAAGATTTTAAGTGAGATTCGCGCGCTTTCCTAATTAGGCAGTGTATTTTTTATGCCCCCGTACCTTCGGGGGCTGTTCTTTTTCGTTGAAATGTGCTTTAAAAGGAGGAATTATACTGCAACAATCAGAAAGGATGGGGGATATGCAGGATGTAAATGCACTGGTTACGCTACAGATTTCATTAGCAAGAATTGAAGAGACGCTGAAACCTCTTGCGGCGCTGGTCCAGACCGTGGCTGAGGTGAAGGATGTGTCCAGAGAAGCGCTGCTCTCTGCACATCAAGCGAATCAAAAATTAGAATTGCTGGAGCCTGCGGTTAGCAGGGCTCAGGAAGCCGCAGAGGAAGCATTAAGAAACGCAGCCACAGCCATGGAGAAGCTAAATACGCAGGATGAGAACCGGAAATGGGTCCGTCGGTCCTTTTATGGTCCGTTAATTTCTTCAATAGCCGCCGTGTTGTCTGCTGCCATTCTAGCATACATTGGATTATCAGGGAGATAGGAGGGAGATTAGATTATGCTCACCTTAGATCAAGTACGGAGTAAATCAGCACCACGGCTTATCGGCCTCCACCCTATTGTAGCCTTGGCGGCTTATAAGCTGATGGATCGCTGTTATCGTCGTGGTGTGCCGATTGTGATTACCCAAGGATTACGCTCTATTGAAGAGCAAAATAAGTTGTATGCACAGGGCAGAACGACTCCCGGGCCAATCGTAACTCAAGCTAAAGGCGGATATAGTAATCACAATTTTGGTATGGCCATTGACTTTGCACTGCTCTTGCAAGACGGCAAGACTGTCTCGTGGATGTTAACAAGGGATGGAGATAGTGATGGGCAATCAGACTGGGTTGAAGTCGTTAAGGAAGCCAAAGCACTAGGATTTCATTGGGGTGGAGATTGGAAAAGCTTCAAAGATTATCCCCATTTAGAGATGACATTTGGACTCAGCACAGCTCAGCTCCGAGCAGGTAAGTCGCCGTTACCAGCCAATTTGGACCAGATTCTTGAACTTCTTAGAAAGGGCGAAGAGACCATGACCAAAGAGGATGCCAATCTTATTATCAGTAAATTTCTGCGACCCGCTTACAGCCTAGCAAAGACGAATGAAGAACGAGCAGAAATCGGTAGGTTAGCGGATGCACTGCGTACAGCTTCAGGTCAAGCTCCACAAAATAATGAAAGCAAGGGATAGATGAATTCATGCAAAATACAAATTTAACATCCGTCTTGGCCTTCGCTTCGGTGTTGGCCATTTTTGTGTTGGCAGGGGTACAGCTAGTGAAGCAGACTCTGAGCGTGAAAAAGAAATTTCTTCCCTTAACGGGGGTGATCATCGGACTCATAGTTGGCGCAGCCGCATCTCCGTTCACGGATTTAGCACTTACCTTGCGGCTGTGGTCGGGTGCACTAGCTGGCTTAAGCGCCACCGGTTTGTTTGAACTCGCGTTCAAACCTTCTTTGAGGCGAACAAAGTAA